TAGCGTAGTTATTGAACCTGTCTACACCTTGCGCAGCTGCTTCAATTTTTTCTTGTAAGGCTTTTACGTCCTGGATGCCTTTAACCGCAATAGCGATACTCGCGGTGTAGGCCACGGCTACCTTCCGACGTGTTCTGGTACTTCAGTTTATCCCGTAAAAAAGCCGCCGGGTTAGCGGCGGCGTTTGGCGGCTTCGTAGGCTTTTTTCTCCTCGTCCGCGCGGATGCTGAAGTAAGCGTTCCAGGCAAGCATTTCCATGTCGGTCATGCGGGTCCGTAGCTCGTTCAGCGTCATGCCCAGTTCCTTGGCGACGTAGAACTGGAGCATGAGGTAGGTGTCCTTGCGGAGCTGGTCCTCAAGCGCTTTTGGTGTCGAGTTCTTCGCTGCCATCCGTCAGGATTGCCAGCATCAGAGATTGGAGATCCTTGTCCCGCACATCGTTCTTGAGGACATCGATCTCGCCTGGCTTGAACAGCTTGTTGCCGTTCTCGTCGCAAGCCTTGGCGATCAGCAGTTGCAGGGCAAAAGCGGTCGCATCGTCAGATTTGGCTTGGCGTTGGGCGCGTTCGCGCTCAGCCATCGTCATTGGTGTGACCCACATCTCAAAAACGCTGCCGTCACTAAGCTCCACTTCCTTTTTGGTGGGCTCCAAATTCGCTGCTTTACGCAGACGTTCCAGGGCGCTGAGGTTTGTCGGCGCAGGCATAAAACTGCTTGGCTAATACTTTTGTAGTGTAGCGGATTAGAAATGAAAAACCCCAGCCCGGTTGGGGACTGGGGTCGCTGAAACTGACTGCTGTAGGAGCTTATCAGGACTTGGCGAGGTCGAAGGTGGGGGTGTCGCTGGGGCGGAAGGCGATTTCCACGCTCTGACCGTCGTCGGGGTTCACGGTGAGGCTGGCCGAAGTCAGAATCACGGGAACGGTGATGGAACGGCTCAGGGTGTCATCCACAGAACCGCCGCTCACGATGCGGTCGATGTACAGCTTCATCGTGGCGCCCACTTGCTGGCGCTGCAGCACGTCTTCCACCATGCGGTTCGACAGGTTGGCGTCGTCGTCTGTGGTGTACACAGTCGCGGAACCAGAGCCGTCCGCGAAGCCGGTGATATAGCTGCGGAAGGGGGCGTATTGGCCAAGGGTTTGGCCGATGGTGGTTACGTCGATCTCGCTTCGAGTGATCTCAAAGCTCCATTCCCGTACAGATCCCACTGCGGCAGGAGCGGCATAAGCAACCTTGAAGGCGTTGGGTGCAACTGCGGTGCCATCATCCGTGATGGTGATGGCGGCGCCACCCGAGGTAGCCGACACCTGCAGCACACCAGTGCTAGCGGTGTAGCTGATCACGTAGTAGGTGGTGCCAGAAGAAATGCCGGCGGGCAGAGTGCCGCTGCCAGCAGCGCCGGTTTCGGTGTTGACGACGCTGAAAGCAACAGGATCGCCGACTTTCAGGTTCAGGTAGGTGGCAAGGTCGAGTTCGTCATTGGCGACATCGACAGCAGACTCACCAAAGGTTGCGGTGGTGCCAGCAGGGGAGTAGTACAGGGCGCCGGAGGTGCCCGAGAGGACGGTGGCCATCGGTTTTACCTAATGGATGGGACAGTGACGCGGGCACAGCCCGGCTTAATACAGGTTAGCGCCAGTGCTGTTGGGTATTAAGAAATAATCTGCGCTTGGAATCCTGCCTCGATTCGTGAAATAAAGAAGGGCGTAAATGCGCGACGGGATTGTTGGTCTGGTGTAGTGCCGCCGAAGTCGGGGCTGAAGCTGGGGCCGTCGATAGAACCAGTGCGGACGTAGACGCCGGTTGCGGGTTTTGCTGTGTTGTTGATTGTTTGGAGCGCGGTTGTGGCGACATTCACCAGGGTCTGGTTGCGGGCGGGGCCGCGACCTTTGGGTGTGTATGTGCGGATGACGATTACCCCTCGTACCCGGTCGGGATTGTCGCTAAGCGCCAGTTCGGTTGTTAGGCCGAATTGAATGTTGATGTGGACGAATTCTTCGGCGCTATCCGCACCGTCGTTCATGACGTTGTCGAAATAGACCGGGACAGCCGGAGACAAGCCGTTGTAAGCCGTTAACAGTGGGGTTTCAAAAACGGCGCGGATGGCTTGGTAGTTCATCGGTCCGTAGTCCTCATGGCGATCTCAATAGTCTTATCGATAGCTCCCCCTTTTACATAGATACTGAACCAGTCAAGAGGGGCGGTTCTTCTGTTACCTCCACTTCCTGTTAGCAAGCCACGAATACCTTTTTGACGCTTGCCTACCTTATCGATCGGTTTAATCGGTTCCGTTCCTGGATTTATAAACACACCGGGTTCCACATCTGTGGCAATATCCGCGTAAGACGAAAAATTGCTAATACGAAACACTACTTTATCTTTTGAACCAATCGAGGTAGTTACTTGTATGCCTGTTAATGGTGGAGTGACGATAGGCACAGGATTACCCGGAGCGCCAGTACCGCGTTTCACGGTTGTGGGTGTCTCAATCTGCCATGAGTTTGAAAATTTACCTGTCCACGCTGGGCCACGCTCTTGTAGTTCGCGAACAATTCTTTCGGCAGCGCGTTTTGGCCCGTTGTAGATCGTAGTAGCGGCTACACGATCCAGCTCTTTCAGTAGATTCCATGTACCGTTGCGAGCCATTACTGGGGCCTCAGGAGGATGGTGTGGACAATCGGGTTTTCACCGCGGGAGGTTTTGCACAGAATGACGCGGCCGGTTTTGGTGGCGCTGTTTTGGGTGTATTGGATGCGGTCGCGGATACTAGGCACGTATGCTCCAAGCTCGGTATTGCCGATGATGACTTTTAGGTCGCTTGTTTGATACGTTGACTCGAACTCTTCGGGCTTGGCTTCAAAAATTAGAGCGCGGACTGTGATACTGGTGTCCGCTCCAGAAACTTCGCCGGTTGTGGTGTTATACGTGGGGGATGTTGCGGCCTTTAGGTAGGTCACGTTTTGGCCCCAGTCAGCTAAAAGCTGGGCGGGGATGCTGGCAAAAGTCGTGTCGACGAGGCTCATTTCATCCCCTCACAACGCGGATTTGATAGCCGCCGGAACCGCCCAACGTATAAGCACCGAGGTAGGACTGGAGCCAGGGGTAAACGTCGAAGATGTTGTTGATCGTGCCAACCGCTTGGGAGGTCTGGTTGTATTTGACCTTGAGGTCGCCCAGTTCTACTTGGTCGTAGAGGCCGGTGGTGCCTGTGTTGCCAGTTACGGCGTCAGTGTCGTTGGCTAGAGCACGCGCCAGTTCGTAGGTGGCGTATTTGATGTCTGCGGGGATGACGTTGCAGACCAGTTCCACGCGGTCGACGTGATAATTGTTGCGGGGCCACTTAAGCGCTTGGTCGTTGTCGCAGCGGTCGCCGTAGAAGTTGAGGCTGTCGATCCAGCGGGTGGCAGAAATTAGAGAGCGGTTCTTTTGGTCTTCGGTTTTGTCGTCCCAAGTTGCAGAGTCGGGGACGGTTTCGAAATAGGTGTTGGCTTCGGCCAGCGTCACGTAGCTGTTGGCCGACGCGCTGCTCAAAGTAGCGTTAATCGTCGCAGCCACAGGTACTTACGGAGCTTTTGTTTCAGTGTAGCGCCAATAAAAAAGCCCCACCGAAGTGGGGCCTTGATTGGCTGGGCCGCGATCAGGGGATAGCGGTGGTGTCCAGCGGGGTGTTCACGATCACTTCGACCAGGGGGATCAGGTCGATGTCGTAGGTGGCGGTCCAGTTGCCGGCTGTTGCCAGGGCGGCGTTGGTCGGGTTGTCCGACGCAGAACCCCACTTGGTGCCCATCACGTGGTAGGCGCCGTGGTAGTCGACCGAGAGCACGTCCTGCTTGGACAGAATGTTGCGGTCGGCTTCGATGCGCAGGTCTTGCTGCACGCCTTCCAGGATGGTGCCGCTCTTCGCGAGGAAGCAGCGGAACTCACTGACGTGGGTGCTGGTGCCGGGGCGCACGGTGTTCACGGAGGGATCCATGATCACGCGGCAACCAGCAAATTCGCCGATTGCACGGGCGCCGACGCCCACACCGCCACCGCCCCAGGTCACGGCGCCGGAGGCAGCCAGTGCGCTGGTGCTGAAGGTCAGCAGGCCGACTTGATACAGGTAGAAGCCCACAGAGGGGTGGACCACCAGGATGTCCAGCTCGTCGCCGCGCTCACCCAGGACCGCACGGGCCTCGGCGACGGTGGCGGCAGTCGGTAGTTGGCTTCGGTTTGACCCGAGGCGGCGGCAACGGCCTTGTCCAGCGAGTGGGAAGACAGGGCGGTGCCAAACAGACCGGCAAGCTGGGAGAACAGACGGGCGCTGTTCAGCTTGTTGATGGCGTCTGCAAGCTGGTTGCGGATGTGAAGCATCGGGTCTTCACCAGCCGCGAGCATCGCAACGTCATCCACGGCATAGGCGAAGCCGCGGTGGATGATCGAAGCGATCTGGGTGGCGGTCCCGATCTTTTGAGGGGTCAGGTAGCCAGCGGTGCTGGTGCCCCAGGTAGCCGTGCCATCCATGATCTCCTCAGTAGGAGCCACGGGGTTGAACTCGGGAACTTGGATGCGGGTGCCGCCTTCGCGGGCGTCCAGCAGGCTGTTACGAACAACGGCGCCGCTCTTGACGAACAGGCTGCGCTCTTTGATCGCCTCAGACACGTAGGTGCTGAGATTATTCCTTTTTACGATGTCCGCCAGAAGGACACCGCCGGAATAATTCTGAAATGGTGCGGCCACTTCAAACTCCAGGGGGTTGGTTTGCGGGGTTCAAGTCACAGACTTGAGTGGTGTCCCACGGGGACTTACCGACCGGCCTCTCTCCTCAGCACAGCTGCGAGATCAGGGTCGGAGGCTTCCAAGGCCATTTGCCTCGTTAAGTTAATACTACCTTCCTTGTACGGGTTAGCCATTCCAGGGGCAATCGCTGAGGTTGGTGTGGGCTTGGCGCCCATTCCAGCGGCACTGCTTGGTTTGAAATGGTGCTCGTAACCCGAACCAGGGTTCTTTAGGTTGGAAAGGTAGGTGTTGATGTCCTGCTCAACGCCGCCGTTCAAAACAACGACTTTGCCGCTGTCATTTTCGTGCAGGTTGTTTTGAAGTAATTGCAGCATTTGGTCTGCATTTATTGCTCCAGCCTGGCTGATTGCAGATAAGGCGCTGGTGCGGACTGCAGCTTTTTTGTTGGATACCTTTAGGTCGTCCAGTTGGCGCTGTAATTCAGCGATCTGGATGTCCTTGTCCTGGGCGGTTTTGTTGGCTTCCTCCCAGAGGTCTTTCCATTGGCCTTGGTCTTCCAGCGTTTTCTTGCGCTGGTCGTCCTGCTTTTTGTAGACCTCGTCGAGTTTGGTCTTTATGCCTTGGAATCTTTCCTCGGCTTCCGCTGCTTGTGCCTTAAAAGCTGCAATCTGACTTTCGTATTCGGCGCGGAGTGCGCCAAGGTCAGGTTGAGGAGCGGTGTCGACTCCAGCCACGGGCTGGTCAGGAGTCACCACGGGTGTCTCCTGGATGACTTGCTCTTCCATACTCAGAATTCGTACTCAGGGGTTTGGGAGATCGTTTCTTCGACCTTGGAACGGCGCTTAGGTTTGGGCTGTTCTGCAGGTTTGGCGGGCTCGGCAGGTGCTCGTCCCACGTAGGCGTCCGTCAGGTCTACAAGTTGCCACTTGTAGCTGCCGTCCGGTTGCAGAACTTTGTCAAGCGATTGGGCCATGACAAAGATGTAAATGCAGTATTACTTTACTGCATTAGAGCGTTTCGGCTTCCTCGCGTTCTTGTGCGGCGGTCTCCAGGAGTTCTTCCTCGGCGGTGGATTCGGTTGCAACAGGCAGAATCTCGCCCTGTACAAGGATTTGGCGGAATTCGTCGCGATCCAGTACGCCTTGGCCGAAGAGTGCGGTAAGTGCGGTGATGTCTTGGCCGATCAGGCGGTCGATGTCGAAGTCGCGGCTGATGTGGACTTCCGGTGGCTCCAGTTGCAGATACCTTGCGGCCAGGTTGAAGCTGCGCTGCAGTGTTTGCTCTAGGTCCATTGAGACCATTGACAGCATGGAGTTGGTGTCGACGCGGTCGAGGCGGCGGGCATCGGCAGATTCGGCGACGAATTTTTGCTGGCTCAAAGTGCTGATGCCCAGCGTGGCCATTTGCTGCTGTAATTCGCGGATTTCGTTGGTTTGGGCTTCAAATGCACTGGCGGCGGGCTGCACGTAATAAATCTGGTTGCCCGGTTGGGTGGCGACGGCGTAGTTCACGCTGATCGCCATGTCCTTGGTCTGGTCGTCCCAGCCCTCTAAAACCAGGATGGGTTGGCTGGCGATGTGGAGGCTGTGGATCAGGTCCGCTTGGCGCTGGAAGTGGGCCAGGTTTAGATAGGCGATGTCCAGCAACGGGGGTTTGCTGGTCATCGTGTCGGTCTTGTTGGCGTACAGCGTTACGAGGGGGATTTCGCCCAGGCTGTAGTCGCCCGATTCCACCAGTTCGTAGTCGCTGGTGCTAGCGGTGGCGTCGTAGGCGTTTGGGTATGGCATCGAACCAGCCATTTCCTTGCGGGTTTCGCTCTGGCGGTAGATGCGGTAGCGGCCGGGTTCGATGACGCGGACTTGGTCGTACACTTTTTCGCCGAATTCGCCGTCCGGTAGGACTGCTTTTTCGCCGATGCGTACTTGGATCAGCTTGCCGTAATTAACCTCGCGGTCCAAGCGCCAGCCGTAGATGTTGGTCGGGTCGACTTCAATCCAGTACGGGCGGCGGTTGAGGGCGCGCTCTTCAGCAAGGCTTCGTGCCCCAGAAGGGGCGGGGAAGTCCACCAGTGTGTGGCAGTGGCCGTAGGTCAGCGCGCAGATCAGGGTGCGGCGTGCATATTCGTCTAGGTCGGAGCCGCAACCGTCTACGTCCTTGGCAAAAATCTCGCTCCAGTAGGGGTCGCCGCTGATCGAGATGGGCTTGCGCAGAATTAGGCCCGCAGCAGCGCGGATTAGTCGCTGTGTATATGGGGAAAAGACTGCTCGGTTGACGCGCGCTAAATATGCGGTGTAGTCCTCGCGGGGTTCCAGGGGCAGGAAGGCTTCGCTGTGCTCGCGGAGGTATTCGGTGCCTAGCGTCACCGCTTTCATGATTTCCCAGCCCTTCATTTGCTCCAGCACGGCTGCGGTGCGGCTGAAGGGGTTGTCGGTTCCGCCCATGTAGGTGGAACTGACGAGGTGGGTGCGGATTTGGCCGGGGACTGCGTAGGTCATTTAGTCACCATTTTTCGCGGTTGGCCCAGTAGGCAGCCGACATTTTTCCTTTTTTAATGTTAGCTGCATGGCGTGCTTTGAAGGATTCGCGGCGGGCGCGGGCAGCAGCAGATTCACCCTCTTTTTTGGGTGAGCCAGTCACACCTTGTTGGCCGAAACGAATGAGTTTTACTTTGTCGCCCTCTTTTGCGAGGACTACGTGTGATTTAGTGGGGTGATCTGGGGTGCGCTTGGGCTTGTTGTAGCCCGAAAAGCGTTCGCCGCGGTATTCAATCGTCATCGTCGTCCTCCTCGTCGTCGGGGTCGTTGATTGGCACCAGCACTTCGATGCCTTGGGCAAGCATTGTTACAAATCCGCCGAGAGTTTCGGGGTTTGATGGGGTTTTGAAGGCGAATGTTGCATGGGTGAGGCCGTCCTCAGCATCGATTTCGATGTGAATACAGCCTCCGCTAACTGTTTGGATCATTAGCCGTGATATGCGACTGCAATGATGGGGATAACGCTAGGTGTGCCAGAGGCAATGGCTGATATGCGCATACGGATGCGATTTGCGGGTTTTCCTGTGTAGAAATAGGCGTATTGGCCGTTGCTATTGATAGTTTTGCTGGTATCAAGTTCGAAGTATGTGCCGCCGCCGTTATAGGAGGCTTCAAAAGAAAGGGTAAAGTTGGCACCACCCGTTACTACGGCGGCAAAGGTAAATTCGCTGCTGTCGGCGTGGACTTCAAAGGAGTCGTTGACGGCGGTTAGGGCAGTTGATTGGTGGTGTTCCACCAAGTTGGTGCCACGGGAGATGGTGACGGCCATAACTCTCCTTACTTGGTTTTTTTGCGACCTTTAGGTCGCGCGGTTTTGGCGGCTGCTTTGAAGGCAGCGGCGGTGGGGGCACCCTTAGTGCCAGGCTTGCGCATTTTTTCGCCGCTGCCGGCTGCAATGCGCTTGCGTTTGGCTTGGATGTTGGAGTAAAGGCCGCGT